ATGTGCAAATCAGCAATATCAATTACTAATAAGTTAGAATCTTTATCTTCAACACGTTCTATCTTTTTGTACTTTGGTGAATGCTTTTTTGTAGCTTCAATGGTGCTTTCTTGTATTATAGAAAATCCTTGTTCAACTTCTGTTTTAAAATTCGGATTCTTAAAGAATAAAGATGCCTTATCAGTCTTTAACCAACCGTGCTTTACGTCTTCGTCATTTACATCTGCTGAATCAGTAGCATTCTTTATCCCTCTATATTGTTTTATTATTTCTAGTTCATCGGGTTTCAATCTTATTCTATTATTCGACATTGTTTTATGTTTTAGGTGAATGATTTGTCCAGTTTTTTAAGTAATAAACTTGACATTTTGCAATAAAAAAACCTTCGTTATGAAGGCTTTAGCATTATTTAATATTATTGATTTCTTGCAATGTGCTTTTTGAATTCAACTCTATACCGTGATTCTTAAAAAATGAAATTATTTCACTTAAATAACTATTTCCTGCTCTTGCTCCAGTCGAATAGATTTTAATAAATTGATCTAATTGACCTGTAAAAATGAAACGATAACCTGGTACATAAGGTGACATCTGATAAGTCTTTATATTCTTTGCAATTTCAGCAGAATAATAAGGTTTGATGTTCACTTGTTTATTCATTGGATATGTTTGAGACCTACCTTCAATAATTTTAGTAAAGTAATCTATTTGTCTACCTATTCCAATCTCTAAACTAGCAAGTTTCACGTTTGCACCTGAATCAGTATTACCAATATTACCAGGATTATTTGTTCTATAACTTCTAGTTCCAACTTTGAAACCTTCGTGGTCAGTCATTACTATTAATAATAATTTCAACCCTTTAGAAACATTCATCTTTTCAATAGCAGGAATATACTCTTTTAATATCTCATCGTTAAATGAAATCTTTGCATTATTAATAATTGGCTTGTCAGGGAAATGTGAGCCAGTAATGGTCACTCCTTTGTACTTTTCAATATCCATATTTGTTCTATTTAAATTTAAACAAAAGTACAATTAATATAATAAGAAATGCAATTATACCAAGAAATCTAAAGTTATAAGCAAAACCTTTTCTTTTATCGTTTTTAATCGTTTTAATAGCTTCTTTATACTTGTACTTTGTATTGTACTTAATTAGCTTTAAAGTATCTCTAATCGTTTTATATTGGTATCTAATCTCATATCGTGTTAACGGTGCTTGTAGTTCAGGACATTTAACAGAAACTTCACGATAGATAATCGAATCTTTGCCATCCTTACCTTTGACAATAGTGTTTACAGTAACCACCGTAGTGTCACATATAATCTTACCACCTTTTTCAATAAACTTTCTTTGATGAAATTTCGCTGAACAAGAAATAAGAAAGAATAAATAAATAGATAGCAGAAACATAAATACTAATGTTGCTAAATGTGTATAGTTAATCTTCATAATGTATAGATAATTTGTTTTTTTATACTTGATTGTATAATATATTAGCCAAAATGTACATAATTTGTGACAAATGAATAATATATTAGCTATGTATCTTCTTGCTAAACGCATCCGATATCTTGCTACCTACTGCAACAGATAAGAAACCGAAGAATACTTCTGAATTATAGCCACGCATACAGAAATCTATTAAGCCAACAAGCACACATATAGCAAATGAAGTAAACATTGTAAGCGAAGTTCTTGACCATTTACCATCTTTCTTTAAAGTATCACGAAATAACTCTTTTATTTTTTCTTTCATTTGTAAGAATAGCAACTAATTTCTCTTTTATATAAATCTCACTTCTATGTGTATATGCTTGTTTTATTTCTTGCCTATCATTCAAGCACTGGAATAGTCGTTCTTCTACAGAAGATAATCTACTGTTCATCCAAATTAAAGCAATTACGGTCATTCCTAAAGCACCGTGTTTTTTTATGGTTTCAATAATTTCAAGCATTGTGGTTTAATTTGTGTTTTAAATAATCTCAGTTGAATAACCCATTTGCTCATAAGCTAAACTAGTGTACTTATCAGCTGATTTCAAGTCTTGCAATTCAGTAGGTAAAATCTCAACTGTGAAACTTCCTTGCTGAACATCTGTAAAGATAGGCTGATTACTTTCAAACGTTGCTCTACTTGCGTATGTAGCAACTGCAATTTCTAACATTTTACCATCTGCTCTCGCTGCGAATTCAAGTCGTGCATAGATGCTTTCTAAATTCAATTCAGTACCTAAAATTGTAATACTCTTTTCTTTGTTTGCTTTAATTAAAATTGCCATAATTATGTTTTTTTATGCTAAAATACCTAAATTTCTTAATGCTTTTACTACTTGACCTATTGTATAGCCATCAAATGTTGCTGTGTCATTTGCTATTAATGATGTGTTTGCAACAAAGGTAGAAGCTGTACCTCCCGTTGCTTGTTGATAAAGTTTAATTATTCCTCCATTTTCAGTCATAAAGTGGGGGGCAGCGTTTCCTGCTACGATGTCAGCTGAGTATTGTTGAAAAGCATCAGCTGGTGAAGTTGTTGGGGCTGTTCCATTTGCAATTGCTAAAACAAACTTTGAGGATGTTCCGAATGTTGCTTGACCTATTCCAACATTTGCTTGGTCGGTTATTACAACTTTATTAGTGTTGTCGGATTTTGAGAATGTTACAAAAGTAGCCCCAGTGTTTGTAGTGGTTTTTAAAGTTAGAGAAATTCCACCCGTACCATCATAAGCATTTCCACCCAAAGATAAATATTCATTGGCAAAATTATCAACAAGCTTAAGAAATCTGTTATTTGTTGTTGGAGTGACTAATCCTAAATAATTATTAGATGTGCTTAATGAGCCAATTTTAATAGATCCATTTCCGCCTAAATTTATTAATGCGTTGGATGTGTCTATAATTAATTTTTTATTTGCAAAAGAATCATAAAAATTTAAAATAGGCTCGTTATAAGCACTTGACGTTATAGAAATCCCTCCATTTGTTGCAGGTGTGTCAGCTATTAATTCAATAGTTTTGTCTCCTCTAATTGTTATAAGATTTTTTGTGTCCGCACTATTCCTAACTCTAAAAGCTATGTCAGTTGATAACGCACCTTGTGCCCTTACATCCAACCTTACAGAAGTTGAAGGAGTTGCTCCAATTCCAAGTCGTTTATTTGTGTTATCCCAAAATAAAGCAGAATCTTCTTGAACTACACTACCAGTTCCATCAAACAAAATTCTTCCAACTGTACCCGAAGTAATAGCAGAAGTGCCAATAGTCAATCCACCACCGCCACCACTAATTACTAAGTCACCACTACCAAGTAAACTATTACCGTTAACTGTTTTAATATTCGTACCACTTACTAAAGTAGCTTGTAACGTATTGAATAATTGTGTTCCTGTTAAGTACCTAGAATAGTGAATACCACCAGTTAAGTAAGATACTTCAAACTTATCTGTTGCTGCAAACGTACTATTTGGATAGGCTGTTAACCCCGATATCTTGTAATTTGCCATTTTCTTTGCTTAATTTAATTATATACTCCTCTAATTTCTTAACATTAGAAGCTTTTTGTTTATATTTTATCTTCATAAATACCAGCCACCTAAGTTAACATCTCTATCTGGAAACATATCTCCGTTTGTATTTGAGTTATATTCAGGAAACAAGCTTGAATTAAAACAAATGTAATCTACAAATCTTTCATTATAGTGCTGTGCTAAACTTCTTTCTTTCTCAATCAATGAATCCATCTCCTCTTTAGATATAGTTTCACCATTTTCGCTACCATGCTTATAAACTCCTTTGTTACCGAATGTATAACTAGCAAACGGTAAGTATTCAACCATAGTATAATGAATAACCATAGGCTTAATATAAGCAGTTAATAACGTTGTATAAGGAGCAACTAAGTTATTTGCTACTATTCCATCGTTTATCTTATTAAATAGCTTTGTACCTAGAATATTTTGTATGTGAATATCTTGAGCAACCTTCATTTTATCTGTGAACTTGTCAGGGTCTAAATTACCATTCAAAGAAGTGAATTTTGCAATGTCAGTAGTAGTGACGAATAGTGCTTGTGCCATTAGTTGAATCTTTTATTAGTTGGTAAAAAACCGTTGTAAGGCATATCTGTAGGTTTTTGATAAACCTTAGTAGGATTAGTTGGTAAAATTTCACCTTCTTTTCTTGCTTGTGCTGGTGTAACTTGTACTTTGTTTGGTGACATTATATCAGTTCCTTTTCTTCTATAAGTTTCACGAGTCCAAAAATGGTGGCAATCACCTCCACCTTTATACAAAAATACATCGTAAGTATCAGCACCTTCAGGTCCCCAACCTTCGTTAACTACTTGTGCAGACATAGCTACAATATCTTCTTTTCTGTATAACTTATTAGCATTAACCATCTTTACGCAAAATTCTCTTGAATCTTCTGATAAACCACCTGAATAACGGTATCTTGTTTTGAATAGTACTGTATCTTGTTCACTATTTCTAGTAGTATTAGCCACACCCGTAGAAGTCTTTAAAAAGTTTACTATTCTAGATAGTATAGTTTCTTCTTTTGGTGCGTTTAAAAGCTCTAATTGTGCGTCTAATTCATCTTCCGTATCGTAATCTACCCTTTGAGAATCTACTAATTCATATCCTTCTAGTTCATCTTGTGTCGACATTGCAACAGCAGTATCTAAACTGCTACCTCCTTGCTCTGGTGCTAATCCAACTAATGCACGAATCTCGTTTGGTGTCATAGATTCAAGTACCTTGTTAGCTACTAATGGTGAAAGTGAATTAATACCGTTTATAACTTGACTAGCAGAAGTATCTACAGCCACATTATCTTCAAGCATATTCTTTCTTTCAAAGTATAAATCTAAATAAATACCGTTTACTGCTAAAATAGTATCACAAGCATCTATAACTAATTCTTGAAAATGACTTACAATAGCATTAGCAAAGTACAAAGATGCCGTTTCAATCTCATCACCATTATTAGAAAATCCTTGACCTTCTTTAGAAATACCTACAAGCATTGAACTGATAACGTTATGACCTGCTAATATCTTTCCTTCAGCTTCAGAACTTAAGTATTCATAATGGCTTGGTGCATCGTTTAACGGTACATCATCAACAGTAGTCTTTTGAGTTTCATTATTATTAAATGATACGATTACTTTTTGACCTCTTGAACCTGTTAACTTGTTTAGTACTTTGCTAGATTGCAACCTTTGTTGTTCTTCAGTCGGTACACCATTATTAAAGTTAACTACCTTTGTACCACTAAATCCGTTTTCTACTTCATTGATTAGGTATTCAGCAATTCTCTCTTCTAATACACAATAGTCTAAAGCACCTTCATAATCAACAGATGAAAAATACTTTCTACCTACTGAATAGTTACCGAATACTAAAACTTCAATATCTTCTGTAGATGTTCCTAAACATGGAATGAATCTAGGTACAAATTTCTTTACATCTTCCCAATTATCAGAATACCAGTAACCCTCTATAACTCCTTTATCATTGCATTTAGCTGGTCTTAATAGATTCATTGGTAAATGCTCTACCTTTGTTACTAAACCTTTTGATTTAACACATTGGAAAGCACCTGAGCCCATCAACTTTAAATCTAAGATTACGGATCGTAAACAAGTTTTCCCGAATAGCATTTTCATTTGTGCATATTCGTTTGGCTTTCTGTTTGCATCTTTAGCATTCAACCCTTTACCGTAAATCAACTTTGACATATTGTTGATTACAGCATTATTTGTTGGTGAATTTCTATAACGTTCAATTAACCAAGAATAATAATCATTATCTTCACCGTATTCAACCCATGCATTGCGTGAATCTTCTATAATTGAAGGCTGTGTATAACTAGATAATTCTAGTATAAAACTATTTGATGTATCACTCATAAACTACATAGTCATTATTTGAAGAAGATTGTACATATTCTCCGTTGTTAATTGAATAAGTTGCTATTGTTTGATTTGTAACGAATACCTTATCTGTATAAACTACAGTCGCTCCATTCAATATATTTAGCGTATAAAAATGATTATCTTTTAAAACAAGAATATTTGAAATAGATAAATAGTATCTATCAATAGTTGGTGTAATTGCATACGTTGTAACTATTCCAGTTTCTTCATGCGTAAAAGTCATAGATGTTGCTGCCAATGTTCTTGGTATAACTTTAAACGTTTGACTAGTTGCTAATTCTTTTAAGATAATCATATACTATAATAACAATTGTAACGTAATTTTGTTTTAAAAACAAAAAAACCTCCACCGATTAGATGAAGGTTTCTATTTCTAGAGAAGTTAATATTAAACTCCAGCAGTAATTGTATACCCCGCAGTTGTAAGTAATGCTTCAGTAGTCGCTTCAAAAAAGTTAGCAGCCACTTTCTCCATTCCAGTCAATTCCAAAGTATAACCCGAAAGGTCACCCATTGCACCACCAGTTACAATAGTTCCACCAGTTACATCCATTCCAAAGTCTTTTCCTGCTAAGAAGAAATTACCGTTGTTATCTCTTACAATAACGTTTGGTCTTCCGTAAATCAAAAGCTTCAATTGCTTATGGTCAGATACAGAAAGTTTCTTTAAAGTAATAGACAATTTTTGGTCAAAGAAAGTAGTTCCGTTTTCTCTTGAACTATTGATAGTTTGAGTAAACGTATTTGTACTTCCTTTCAAGTCATATTTAAACGCAGTTGGTGTACCCGTTACGGTTTCAATTGCATCAGTATTTACAGCATCAAAAGTGTATCCAGTAGCATCTCCATCGTTAACGAAGTAAACTGCATCTAAACCACCAATTGAATCTTTACAAGGCTCTATACGGCCCAAGGTTATTTCACAAGGCATTTTTTTTTATGTATTAAAAAAGGGATGGTGTATATTGCACCACCCCTTCTTAGTTAATAATTAATTATTAGTTAGCTGCGTTAGTGATTCCGTAAGTTACGATATCTGAAACGTTAGCATATTGAATACCCATAGCCATACGCATAACAACACGAACGTT